GCTAGGACGAGCGTTTCAAGGGTCCTAAGGACCTCGTTGATAGTCCCGTCCTGCCTGGACGCGTCTCCCTCGAGGGAGAATCCGTCGTTGTCGTCAAGAGCTGATACTGCCACCTGGGCGACCTGTTTGGCCGTCTCGAGTGGCGTTTTGCTGAACGCGTACCAGGAAAAGTTCTTGAACAGTTGTGCTATGGCCATGTAACTCGTGCATATGATGACTTTCGCTGCTTCACGGTATGGTGAAATATTGCGCGGATGGGTGTACTTCGCGTAATTCTCAGCCTTCATGAAGGAGGAGATCGCCTCCTTAGCTGGGTCCAGCGTGTCTGCGGCAGACTGCCCTCTGCGATTGGTAGCTCGTTGTGTGGCACGGCGCTGGTGCTCGTTGAGCTGTTCAAAAGAGAAGGGGTCAATGCGGTGCGGAACGATCCGCCGTGCGAGCCAAGACAAGGCCTCGTAGAGCGGAGGCGTCATCTTGGGGTACGTCGCGGTGGTGACGATACGTCCAATAGCGCAGGCCACGTCGTTTGAACGGCTGCGGTGGGGACCAACAGCTGGGTCATTCGTGGGTGAAGCCATGAATGGTCCAACGACGTGTTTTGGCCGTGGAACGTCAACCTCGGATGGTCCCATCGTGTAGTGTGTAGCCACATTCTGGGTTGTTTCATGAGGGATGTTCCGCGCGATTGGGTTGTTCTCGAGGAGGTACTTGCCGTAAGGCCCAGAGACGAGATGTGCAACGTCTGTGGGTAGCTTTTCCTTCTTGAGCCGCATATTGAGCGAGTATGGTTCCAGAGCCTTGACAGAGTAGCTTTGGAAGTTGCGAACCATGGTGGTAACAGGGTCTGGAATCTTTGCTGGGTTGTGTGACCCGGCTGGACCGAAGGAGTCATAGACTCCTTCTTTGGTCTTGAATCGCAGACAATGGAAGCTTTGGGTCTTGTCCCCGACGTCTAGCTTGAAGATGTCAGGTTTAAGACGCTTCAGCGGATGGGCCAGTAGGGGCCACACTCCGTGTTTGAGTTTCCACATGAGTTGCTGTATTGGGTTCAGTGTCCGAGTGGGTGTGGACAGAGTGACTGATCTGTGCTCCGTGACCTTCCTTCTGCGCTGTCGTCGGACAATGGCATCTGGAAGGCGTGCGAGAGACAGCGCCAAATAGGAAGCGGCGCCGGCGCAGAGTGCGAGTGCATTCTTAGCAACGAATCCGAGCGTGGACAATGCTTTCGCAGAGGTTCCAGCTGGCTTGCTGTCGAAGAGGCGAGTGGTCAGGTCGTCGTACTGGTCCCAATTCTCGTAGAGAGGGACGGTCGTCTCGGCCGCTTGCGCGGCTGTTCCTGACATGCACATGGAAACACTTTTCGCAACCGTCCACAACGTCCAAGCTCCGAGATAACCCCCGAGAGCGTATGATGCCCACTTAATGGCAACATTGGACTTGCGTGATGGCACGACGATGAGTTCCGGTGCTCTGTCGTAGAGCTTGTGCTGGTAGTGCTGGCCTCCGGCTGTGGCAAACAGCCATGCTTCTGCGTTCTCGTCGTAGTGGAACGTCGTCTCGCGGTCGTGACCTGCTACGGCTCCAGGGTCCCAGCTCCATGTAACAACTGGTACGGGGTGGCCGTAGATGTCGTCGGCATCTCCTCCTGTAGGGAGGGAGAGCGTCGGACTTGGGTCAGCGTGGTCTGAGACGTCCACGTCGACAATGACGTGGTGTTCCTGAACTTCGTCGGAGTGAGGAAACAGATCAGGGTTGTCAGAGAAGTAGGACAGGTCGTGAAGCGTGTAAACTTCCCGGGACCCGTCGTCTCCCTGACGAATACTCGTGTTTGACTTAGAGCACACGTATGCAGTGGCGCGCAGCTCACTCACCGTGTTCCGGATGAGCTCGATCGCTCGGCGGCGATCGTCTGCGTTGCCTGCGTGCTCGTTAGTGCTGTCTCTTACCCGGGGTGCCGGCAGTTCCGCCCTCTCGAAAGCTGCACGTGTGACTGCAGGAGAGTATAGCGGACTGCCTACGGGACTTCGCAAGACGCCTTGGCATCGTGCCATGACGCTGTTGAAGGTCCATAGTGACATTGCTGCGCATCCAAGGATGGCGACAGGTTCTGCCTGGGGCAACAGGTTGCGTCCTTTGGACGACGGTACACTGAAGTTGGATCCCATGTTTGTGGTGGCGGGGTAAGGTTTGCTACGAGTAGTAGG